GTATTCGTAATTTTCAACGCAGTCGGTTTCCATTAACGCCTTGCCCAATGCCGAAAGATAGAATTTGCCGCCTATCGGGATTGAGTTGACATATTTTTCAAAGGCTGTTTTACAGGTCTGTATAACTTCGGACTCCGAATAGCCGTTTCTGGCTGTAATTTTAACTATAATGTCATAGCTTACCGAAATTGCGTTATACACCTTTACGTCAACATTAAGCTCACGCTCCTTGTCAACAATTGCCTGAAGCTTTGACATAGCACTGCTGTCAGCGTCGCCGTCGCTTGCACAAACGTAGAGATTCACTGTTCCGGGACCTCTGACCATTCCGACTGCCGATGCTTTTGCAATACCCTCAACGGCTAAAGCAAGCTTTTCATAATATGCCTTGTTTGTTCCGTTCGACTGATTTATAAATGTACTTCTTATGCGTTCACGCAGCTCGCTGTCGGTTTCTTCTTCTTCGCCGCCCGTAAAAGCAACGGGATTCCTTACCGTTTCAACCTCAGTCGGAACACTCACTCCTACAGTAGCCTTGTCCTTTTTGACATTTCCTGACCGTCCTGCATTTACCGCCTCGGCGTAAACGCTTACAAGCGTATTTCCTGCGGAGATTTCTTCCTCCTCGGTTGTGCAGAATCTAATCGGCGAGCTGTCGTCGGTAGCTACAACCGTTCCGAGCGGAATGATAATATTGTGGTCAACAGGCTGTTGAATGCTAAAAATTATCTCACCCTGTGCCTTTACCGCTTTTTTGCGTTCAAGTCCACGCTGTTTTGCAATGTAGTCAAGGTACTCACCGCTTGCCGTGTCGGCAAACATCTGATTTTTAAGCCACTCAAAGTTTACCTGAGCGTTGTAAATTTCGCCTGCGAGCACCTTTAGGCGTATTGCAACGTCGCTTTTTTCGTCAATCTCAGTTTCGCTCTCCTGCTCGTATCTGCTTTTCATTCTCTGATAAATTTCGCTATATGTTTCCGTATAAATGCACCTCCGTATCTCGGCTTTCGTCGCCTATTGTAACCGTAAGTCTGATTGTGTCGCCGTACTCCAGCACTGCGGCTTTGGTATCTTCAAACTGTGCAAGAGCCTCGTTGATTATAAGCTCTGCGTTTTCCTTTGCAAGGTCACTTTCTGCGTCAATGTTTCTTATGTCAGAGCCAGCTTGTCTGTCGTAAATGAAGTTTCCGAGCTTTGCTCCGATACAGATTTGAGCACGTTGAAAAAGTGCGTCCTTATCTGAAATCATTTCATATCTGCCCGTGCTGTCAACAACAGCATCGCCGTTTTTGATTTTAACGTCCGTCATAATGACAGCTCCTGTCCGTTTACAAGCACCCTGCCGTCGTTTTTCAGGACAATTGACGCTCCGCCCTTTGAGTAGAGCATAAGCTCGCCCTCTTCAAGATTCGAGCTGTTTGCAATCACGCCGAGTCCGACTTCACCGTCGTCAAGCGGAAGTACAACAGCACGTTCGCCCGTTGGCGGAACGCTTATAATTCCGTAGGGAAAGCAGGACTTAAGCCTTTTGTGCTCGCCCGAGGAAACAACCGCCGTGCCGTCCTTGTCATTTTTGTTTACGTTTCCCTTAACCGCACTCGGCGAAGTAAGGGAATTTTTTGTTATGTAGTTCATCAGCCACATCAGAATCTCTCCTTTCCAAGTGTAACCGTAGTTTTTTCACCGTCGCTTCCGACTGAATATCTTATTTTTCTGACGGTGAGGTTTTCAATTCTGCCGAACATATCGTCGTCTAAAACAGCGCTTCTGCCTATGCTTTCAATAAGACAGCCGACACATTCAAGCGCAATAGAATAGCTGTCGCTGTTGCTTTTTCTGATAATATTGTCGGCAGTCTGAATGGTGGTCTTGTCCGCTGTTGCGTTAACGTACCGCACACGTTCAATGCCTTTACAATCGGGATTTTCATTTTTTATGCTTCCGCCGTAGGTGCCCGACTCGGTAAGCTTGAGCCTGACCTCCGAAATCAGCTTAAAACGCCTTTTGCTCTCTCTTATTGCGGTGTACTCAATTCCGTTTTTGCCGAAGAATATCGTTTCACCGCTTTCAGTGCCTTTAAAATAAGCCTTGCCTTCACCCGTAATTCTCGGCTCTGCACCGTAGCGGTTAATGCAGAAATTTCTGAAAACCTGCCAGTGAGTCATACCCTTGTCAATTTTAAGAGTGCCGAAAAACGGAATATCATCTGCATCATATTTCGTCAGCCCGAACGGCTTTAAATGCCTGCTGAAAATAAAATCTGCCGAGGGGTTAATGTACGTAAGGGGTTCAGCCTCGTTGTCAAGCAAGAATGCAGACGGACTTCTCGCCGTAATTTTTGTAATTGCTCCGTCAGTGCTTTTTATACCGATAATTTCGTCAATCTGACCTTTAAAAACCGTTTTATCATCAAGAAACGCAGTAATAAAATCTGCATTTTCGCTTATTTTTTCATCATACGGAATCGTAATTGTCAAATCGTCGGCAGGCACTTCAACATCAGCGTTGAGAATAACCGTCAGCACGTTGTCAAGGTACTTTTCGGTTTTGTCAGAATATGTAATCAAAAATTTCAGCAAAGCCTTATCACCTTTCCTTCAAGCGATGTATCGGGACGTTTTACGCTCGGATTAAGCCTTACAAGCGTATCAATCGGAACTCCGAATTTATATGAAATATCCCACAGACATTCTCCCTCTTCGGCTGTATAAGTCTGCGTTTTATCCTGTTGTTTTTCCTCCATAACCTCTCTGAACACAAAGCTGTATTCGAGCACGTCGGGCTTTGGCTCGCCCTTGATTTTAAGGCTTTCAAACACCGCATAAACGGGAGTTATTTTCGGTATTGCAAGTACACCTTGTCCGCCCTGCCTGAAAAGCGAAAGAAGCCTGTCAAACTGTTCCAGGCAGTCCGTCCCGTATAGCTCGCCCGTTCCGCTGATTATCATATTTTTTCTGCCCATATTCTGTATGTACGAGGTTCCGTTCGGCGAATTAAGCTCCTTTACGCTTTTGTCACACGCAAAGACAATCTCCTTTGGGTTGTGGTGCCACTGCACTCCCTTGAATCTCATCGGTACAAGCTTCATCTGAGCCTTGCCTCCTCTTCCTCAACAAGCCTTGTGCTGTATCTTCTGCTCTCCTGTTCAAGCAGCTCGCTCATATTTTCAACGTCAACGCCCTGCGTGTATTTTTCGGCAGTGCTAAGCAAAGCCTGATTAATTTCCGTCATATTTCTCTCCTCTCACGTGCAGTAATTTTCACCGTATATTCAACAGCGTTCTTTGCACTTATATCTGCCGTAACGCTTGCTATATAACAGTCTGTATATGTGACAATCTTTTTAGTGTTGAAAATTTCAAGGCGGTCAAAGCTCTGTCCCTGCAAAAAGTCAAGCTTGCCTGCGTTATTCATAACAAGTTCAATGCTGTACCTCTTGCCCTTGATTCTCTCAACGGGTACGTCGGTAAGAAACTGTGAAATATCGTAAAAGGTGTTTTCAATATTGCACGTTGCCTTTTTAACTCCGCCGATAATTTTTCCGTTGAGCCTGATTGTAATATCGTCGCCCTTTTCAAATGCAAAATCAGCCACGCTATCCCTCCTCACAAAGGCAGAATTCAATTTCAAAATGCACGGTGCGGTAGATTGCGTTCATATCTGCGTCAAAAGCAATGGGCGAAGCGTCCGACTCAACGATAATTTTCTGACTGTCAGCCTTTTTAAGTCCTGTCAGCAGCTCGCTTACAATTTCCGACAGACCGCTGCCGTTCTCCGTTGCAGGAGCGTACACCCTGATTTCAACCTTAGCCGCATAGCTGTCGCCCTTGATTGTTGAAGAAAGATATCCGCCGATATAGCTTTTTGAAAGCGAGGTGTCCGTAACCGATACAACGGCAAGCAGACCGCTTACGGGATTTTCAACATTGTGAGAGCCGTACTCTCTTACAAACCTCACCGATTTTAATTCTTCGTTAAGTTTCAGAGCGGCAATAATTCGGTCAACCTGTTTCTCAATCTGATTCATAATCATCCTCCAGTGCTGTGCCGTAAGGCAGTAAAATTGCCCAGACATAAACAGGGCGGTCATCTATATAATATGTTTCGCATCTCTTAACAATATATTTCCGGTAGTGCATTTCTATTACGGTTGCGTTCTCCGAAAGCTCGTGTTCGGGTGAGCCGATGTAAAGGTATTTTTCACTTCTCTTAAAGCCAAGGTAATGATACTGACCTCCGACATACACCTTGTTTTTGTATCGCAGAGGCTCAACAAACGCCTTTGCCTTTACTTTCTTTTCACCTGTTACAATCGAAACCTTGCAGCCGTATCTCTTTATTGTTTCTCCGACAGCCGTAATTATACTCATCAGACCACCCTGCCGAACAAAAAGTCTTTTGTATCAATAAGACTGCTGTATTTTTCCGAATATTCCTTCCACAGCCTTTCGCCCTTGCTTGCTCCGCTTTTGGGCGACGTGATTTGCACGTCGCCCGCAGTAAACGAGGTTATGTTTTCATCATTGCACAGGCTGTAGAGCTTAAGCGCATAAACGGCACTCAGCATTTCAAGCTTTCCTGTTTCGCTCTCGTCGGGATTTTCCTTGACCGTAATCGACTTTACATAATCGCAGGCATCGTCAATAAGCGTTTTCCACTTGTATATTTCGCTGTTGTCAAGTCCCGAAAGCAGGGCGAAACGTGAAGTAACATTTGCAATGTTCAAACAATCACCTCACTTAACAGGAAAGAGCCTTTGCAGATTCGGTAAAGATTTTTGAAAAGCCTGCCGTACAGGTGATAGCCGCACGTTCAAGCTGACGGTCAATGAGCTTGTCGTAGTCGGTCATAACGCCGCCTGCCTGCACCATTTCGAGAGCGCAGTTCTTGTCAAGACCGATAATTTTGCCGTCTGTCATTTCGGGAGCGTGAAGAAGTGTTGCACCGAGGGGTGTAATCATCTTGCCCGTACCCTGAAAGTCAAGTCCTGCGTTTGAATCCTGCATCTGAGGAAGTGCAAGAATCTTCTGCATTTCCGCAGTCGGTGCAAGGATTGTGTTAAGCTCATAGGGTGTGAGTGACGACCAGAGCTTTAAAATGTCGCTGTACGCAATACTTCCGCCGGTGCCTGCGCTGATAACCTCAGCCGCATTTGAATTGCCGTCACCGTTTAAGAGAACGTCGATTGCGTCCTTTAGCTGTGCTCTTGCAATATATGCGCCAATCTGGTTAAGCGTTACCGTAAAGAGGTCAAGACGCTGAAATCTTAACGCCTCGTAAGACGCAACAAGCATTCTGCCTCTCTTGTGGAGCTTAACAAGATTTTCCCTTGTCTTTACAACAGTCTGAGGAATCGTTGCACCCTCGCCGACAATCTTAAGAGTCTTGTCGTCCTCTGTCGGTGCAGACACAATACTGCGGTAGTCCATACCGTCAATGTCCGTAACCGTTGCGACAAGGTTCGGGAGAATGTCAGCACGCTCCATACCCTGTCTTACTGCTCTGCTCACGTATTCGGGGAAAAGAGCCGCTGAGTTTGAGGTCTGGAAGAACTTTTCAACGCAGTCGCTTCCGCTGCCGCTCACCTTGATGTCAAAACGCTTTAACTGACGTGAAAATGCGTCAAGTCCCTCAAGCGAAGTGCCCTCATAGTTTTCCGACGGGTCAAGCTTTTCAAGCACGTCGGTAAGACTGCCCTTGCCCTGATACATACCTTTTTCAATTGTAATATTTTCAAAATTTGCCATTATATTTTCCTCCTGAAATTAAAGAATAATTCCTGCTTCTGTTGCTGTTGAGTCAACTACAAGCAACGCTCTGCCGCTCTCGTTTGCGGCTACCTTGCCGCTTGCTCCTGCCGCAACTTTTGTAAAGCCGAGCGCAAGCTTTGCAGACGTATTTACTCTTGTATAGCCCGAAAGCTGAACGGTTGCGTAGCCGTCACGAACTCCTAAGCAGATTCCGCAGAACAAGTCGCCCGATGCGCATTTTGCCACAGTACCGTCTGCGCTGATTTTTACAGGCACGCCTGCTTCGGTAAGCGCACTGTCTGCAATAAAGGTTGCTACGTTTTCGCCGTAGCCGTTAAAATTTACATTCATATTATTTACCTCCGTTAAATTCTGAACTGGCCGTTTGAAACGGTGTTGTTTTTATTTTTTTCGCTGTAAAGCTGTGGAACAGCAGTCAGCATTTCGTTTTTCTTTTTCTCAAAGGCTGTTTTAAATTCCTTGAGCTGTGCAACTGTCATTGTCTTTGCAACGCTCTCCATTGTTTCTCTTGAAATTTCGGGCTGAACGGTTGCCGACAATCTCAGCACGTCGCTTGTAAGGCTGTCACGGTAAAAAATTCCGTCCTTTGCCGACTGCTTGAGCGTGCCTATGTAGGACAAAAGCTTTCTGCTTTCCTCACCCGACAGGCTCGCACTGTCTGTTTCAAGCTTTTTTAAAATACTTTCCATATCCGGTTTCTCTCCTTTTTTATAAGCCGACTTTGTAACTCCTGCCGCTTTCTGCGACGGCACGGCTACAAAGCTCCATTCGTAGGCGTCGTACGGGTTGATAAGCTCGCCGCAGCATACCTTTGAGCCGTAAGTTTCTCCCTTTCTGTGAGGGCAGGTGTTAAGTTTTTCTCCGCAAATGCTGCATAAAACCTCCTCAACCGCACAGCCTACGCTGACCTCCTTTACAATTCCGCTGTCAAGCGCAAGAATAATGTCGCTGTTTTTTTCGCTGACGGGCAGATACGCCCTTGCCTTGAGTCTGAAATAATCATCTCCCGTTGCCGTTTTTCTGCCGTCAACGGCTTCAACGGCGCAGGCAAAAATTCTTGCAGTCTGATTTTTCGCCGTAGGATTGTGGTCAAAAATTCCCGTCTTGCCGACAAAGAGCTTTTCAAGCTCAAACAGCGACTCAACAGTAAAGCGTTCGCCGTCACGGTCAATGTCGTTGTCGCAAAGCACGACGGAAAATACATAGACCTCGTCCTTTGAAAGCTGTCTGCGAGTGTATTTGTTTATCAGCGCAAGCTCCTCGTCGGTAACGGCAATCGGCTCGCTGTCCTGAACCGAGCCGATGACAGCCTCCTTTTTAAGTCCTTTTTTACTCATCAATTACCTCCGTTTCGTTACTCATTTCAATCTGCCTTGCACGTGCATTGTTGTACCTTGCCTGCGAAAGCTCGAGAGTGTCCTGAAGATTAATATCGTCCCACTCAATTTCAAATCCGCAGTTGAATCCGCAAAGTCTTAAATGCATTGTGACTATCTTTGAAATAACAGGCTCTACAACCGCCCTGTAATATTCAAGCTCGCTTGTAAGAATGTCTGCCTGCTGTTCGCTCATTCTCTCAGTGCTCGACCAAGAAAGCCCGAGCAGAAACGGCGGTATGCCGAGCTTTGCAAGTATCTGCTCGAGTATGCTCCTTAAAGGAATTTCGCAGTCGGGCATCTGACTTTCTGCGCCGATTACCTTTACGCTCACGTCGCCCACAGCTACAAAGTCGCACACACTGTCGCTTCTCATTGCCTTTTTCCACTCGTCGGCAATCTGCCTTGCGCTGTCCTCGCTGAAGGTGCTGTTTGAGTCGGGGCTGTATGTAACGGCAAAGCGCACGTCACCGACTCTCTCCCAGTTTGTCTTAATCGACTTGAAAATCCTGAGCAGAATTGAGCTTACAAACGGAAGTCCGCTTAAAATTGACGTTCCGTGAACTGTACCTGCCTTTGGGTTAAGCAATGTTGCAAGCACAAGCTGTCTGTTCTTAACAGGTGTCGGCTCGCCCGAATTATTACAACACACCACCAAGTCAAGCGGTGATTTATCAGCCCTGATTTCAACATCGTCAAGGCTTGCGTTGTAGAGTGCGCATATTCCGCTTCCGTCGGCATACGGTATCATCTCGCCGACTGCCTCTCCGTAGGTCAAGAGCGAGTCAAGGTAGCTGTAGATAAAATTATTCATACCTGTTGACGAGCCGTTAATTCTCACATTCTTTATAAAATCATCGGCTGTTTTCTGACAAGCCTTGCTTTCCGTCTTAATCTGAAATCTGCCGATAAGCCGCACGATTTTCCACAAGGCGGCGTCAATAATCGGCACAGCCTCACGCAGTGACGAATACAGCTCACGCTCTGCCCTGCTCCCTGTTTCATACCTTTGAAACAGCTCAAAGCCTGTCTGCCTGTCCTTCGGGACGGTCTGTACGGGCAGGGAGTCGTTCCTGCTTTCCCTGCGATTTTTTCTGCCAAACTTCAAAGCTTTCTATTCCTCCTGTCTTTCGGCGGCAATAACAAGCATGCCTCTGCCGCCGTCAATCACCGT